TTGCAGAGGGTGGGGAAAGATTACGGACCCCTCCCCCTATGCCTTAGACTAAAATGTAAACATCATGATCATCATTCTCCAAGATGTCGTGATATACTTTATCAATTAAATAATTTATTGTTAAATCATCATCGACCTCGAAGTCCATGTCTTCCATGTCTAGCAATCTTGCAACATACGATTCAGTGTAGTAACCATTGTCCTCATCCCATTGCTTCCACTTATCATAGTCAAGCTTAGGGTTGAAGGGATTATCTTTAGTGGTTAGTACTTTGTTATCATCTAGTGATGTGACTGATTCATTAACGACTGACATCTTACTTCAACTCCTCTCTAAGTGTAGTGGTAGATACTCCAAGAACGTGTGCTACTTCTGATAGAGTGTAACCTTTATCAAGCATGGTCCTAGCTCTTGTAGCCTTAGCAGTGTTTAGCTTAAGCTCACGAGGAGTAGCCAGCTTACGGACAATGTCCATGTTAGCGTTCTCTAGAATCTGTAGTAACTTCTGATTAGATACAGCACCCGATTGAATAGCTTCCCATTCCTTAGCAGTAAGGTCTATCTGAGTCTTCTTAGCACCTACTGCAACACGGGCTTTAGCCAAAGACCTAGCTTTAAGCTTCTTAATATCGTCCTTAGACATGTCTTTCTGGACGTTATCATAGTAGAGCTTGTTTGTAAGTATCTGGGCTTGTCGCTCCTTGGGGGCATTTAATAGGGCGGTATTCAATTTCTCGTTCATCGACTTCAACTCAGGGGCATAAATTTTAGCTGCCTCCTTAGAATAAGCTGGGGGTTTAATTGACAATGATGTCTTCATGGCGTTGTTCTTCACACTCTGTACACCTTTAACATACTCTGAATAAAGCTGGTCTTGTGCGTAGCCAGATGAATACTTATCAGGGTCAAATTCCCAAGGTTCAATCTTGTTAGCTTTATCAACGTTCTTACGAACACTAGATTCGTCTTCGTCTTTAGTTAACACTTTCTTTTTATTACCTTTCGAATCGGTGATTTCGTGAACATGATAACCTTCATTCTTCACCATCTTCTTAACTGTAGCGTTGAATGTTTCTTTACGAACGTTCAATACTTTCTCAGCTCCAGGACTAATGTCAAGGTAACCAGATTTACCAACACTATTTGTTACAGAGTTAATAATCTTATTCTCATCTGAAATATCCATCTTACGTTTAGATCGTGAGATTAGTGTCGATGCACCAATTGATTGTTTTCCAGTTTCTGGATTAGTATGTGCTTGATACCTTCTACGCAAAGCAGAGATACCATTATCAATAGCTGACTGTTTCCAATCAAGGTTATGTTTCTCAGAGTCGATAACAACCATTGAGTGTTTAACAGCACGAGCTAGTTCCGAATCGCTTGCACCTTTAATGGTCATATCGGTAATTAGATTTGATACCAATCCCATTTGAGTTTGTTTATGTTTATCAGTAATAGTCTTCCCAGTATTTATAATTTCGCCTGTCTCTTTATCAACAATATGAATATTAACTGGAGAGTCTGGACCAACTTTATACATACCAGGAACGAAGCCATTTAACTCTTTAAGACTACCTTTTGTTTTAATCATTCCGTGGTTGTTAGGGATTACTAATGCTGTGTCGCCATCGAAGTCTGCTCCTGATAATTTCTCAGCAACTGATGGATGAATACCTACAGCATCTTTAGCATCAGTACCAATCATTCTTCTAGCTTCAGCATGTTTGTTGTTAACAACTAAATCTGGAATTTCGAAAGTACCACCATGAGGGTGACGAACCAATACAACTCTATCTCCGTCATTAAAGTTAGGTGCGAAGACCTCATTAGGATTCATATCAGGGAACGGTAATAATACATGTGTCTTTGTTCCTGCTAGACCTTTAGCTTTTAAGTGTTTAGCTTTAGCATCAAGACCTTCGATATATTTATCCATTAAATACTTCTTAACCACAGGGTTAGTCATTGAATTGATTTCATCAAACTCTTTTTGTAGACCTTCCTTAGTAGCATCCAATCTGTCTTTAATCAGTTTTGTTGATTGCTTTGATAGGAACTGAGATGATATTGTACCATTCCATTCGTCCCAATGACCTTGGTCGTTAACAATGTTAAGAGCGCCTTTTTGTTTTCTTACAGAACTTCCGAACATTGCACTAGGATCTTCGGTTTCGTCAGGAGTCATCTTCATTTTCTTAAGAACTTTCTCTATAGGAACGTCCTTAGTTTTATTGGTGTTAAATATGATGTCGACTCCAGGTGGGAAGTTCTTTTCTTCACCATATGCGGCCATACCTTTTAGATATAAATTCTCTCCAGCTCCTATACGAACTTGAGCATATCTACTTTTACCTAAATCTAAATCTTTAACACCTGGACGTAGTTCGATTAAACCATCTTTATCAGTTCCACCATCTTCATCATAGCGAACCTTAATACGCTTAAGGTCCAACATATGTGGCGGATATGTGTCAGTTAATGTTAGACTTCCATCATCTGACCAAGAATTTAAAGGTCTAATTTTATTAGAGTCCAATTTAACATTTTCGATATCTGGCTCTTTAGTTAATACTTTAACGGTTGTGTACTTAGTACCAGATGGGTCATTAAGTCTTTTAACATAGATTTCATGGACGTGATATCCATCTTCTTCGGCTAGCTTGTTAACAACGGTATTGAACTTTGTACGTGAGATACCCAATTGTCTTTCAACACCAACGCCAATGTCTAAATATCCAGTATTGTCGACACCTTTCTTAAGGGAATCTGTAATAGTATCCAACTGTTGTTTCTTAACTTTTTCGGAATCAGATTGTCTAGAAAGGTAATTACGAACAGTGGCTTCTGATACTCCCAACTTCTGTCCAATAGCAACGTTAGACATTCCAGATTCTTTCATAGCATGAGCTTGCTTAGTGTTGTGAGCTGTAATTTCAGAGTTAGCCCATGTAATGTTGTTACGAAGTTGAGTAGTATTCATGCCCATTGAAGATGCTATTTCAGTTTGGCTTAGCCCTTGTGCTTTGAGCGAATCGTATTCTTTTAAGAACTTGTTTTCATGTTGATGACTATCATCACCACTTCCCCAAGGGTAACGTCCTGAGTGACGCTTTGTACCATAATGTAATAATTCATCTAATGACGGCTTTTCGAACATATTCGCACTTCCTATCTGATTGTTTGTTTAACATTTTCAAGAACGATATCGAACTCTTGAATTTTACCCATGATTTCTTCAATCCATAATGGATCTGGTACGTTTACTTCATAGCCATTGTTTTGGTATAGTCGCTCTTCGACTGCAATGTCTTTAGGGTCAACTCCATATTCGAGGCAGAACAATGCTGCATAGATATCGAGTTGTTTGAAGGACGGTTTAGATATACCAGTCTTCAAGTCATGGATTCTTAGGAAATTATCCTTAAATAGAATAGCGTCAGCAGTTCCAAACGAATTACGTGAATAATATAGAACTTGCTCAGAAGCCATCTTGAATCCAATTGCGTCATTAACGAACATGTTTAAAGCTTTCTTAACTGGTGCTAATTTAATACGTTCATTAATTGCCATAGATGCAAAGGCGTGTAGAACTGTACCTTTCTCTTTAGCTTGTTGGTTGCGATAAACTGCTTCTAATTTATCGGCTGTATAGTTAAGCCAATGATAGTTACTTGGACTTAGAAATGAATGTGCGTCTTTAAGGTCTGAATGATTGTTGAAGTTCACGTAACACTTCCTCCTTGTTTTCTGGATATATGAATCTTGAGAATGACATGCTATCGTGTAGATTAACATAGTAGTCTTGATTAGGTTGATGAGGTGCGTCTTTCGTTTTCTTAACTTCTAAAGTCGCCCACTTATCATGCCAAAACAAAGTTAAATCGGGAATGCCCTGTAAATAGTTAGGGTCATTCTTAAGTACAACACATCCTGGAAACATCTTCTTCAAATCCTTAATCAATTGAGCTTGAAACTTAGATTCTAATATTGTACTCCCCTCCTCTTTAACCAGGCACTCTCGTTAAACTTTTCTTTTGTTTTAATAGCCTTATAGATGTCCTTGTCTATCTGTGCTTCAGATGTTAAAAAGTAATACTCCAAATCTGTGTAAGATGTGTTAATTCTATCTATACGACCTTCCGCCTGTTCTACGATTTTGAATGAATAATTTAAAGAATAGAATAATATCGTGTTTGTAGTTATACAATTCCATCCCTCAGCTCCAGCTGTATACTGAACAAGATATAACCACTTATCTCTGTTAGGGACATCATCATGAGCGTGTCCATTCCACTCCCAATATGGTTTACCTAATTCGTTAGCTATTGAAATTAAGATATCACGTTCATAATTGTAATTGTAGAATACGATTAATCTATCATGAATATCCATCAAGAACTTAGCATTAAACTTACGATCTTCATCAGCTGCTGTTAGTTTCCGTAAACATTGCATAAACTCAGAACCGTTCTCTATTGGTTTATCTTCGAATACGTTCCATCTATCTCTCATAACTTTCGCATATAAGTTTGTGTCATAGTTAGATGGTATAAACTGCCTATGACGTTTGGTCTTTCTTTCAAAGTGCATAGGTACTAGAATCTGTCTTCTAAGTCTCATTAACTTATCAACATTATGATAAGCTTTAATCTTAGGATACTTAACCCATTGATCAAACTCTACATGTTGGTCTACAAAATCCGATTTGTTTCTATAGAACCCATTTGCAATAAATGTAGTCATGTACTCCATCCAAGTATCACCAGGTGTGGCACTTAATAGAATCCATTTATTCTTTCGACAAATAGTAATAAACGATTTGCCCCATGCTGAGTAACCAACTACTCGTTGTTCATCGAATATAAAGAAACAGTTTTCCAAATGCATGTAATTCTTTATGTTGTTCCAAGAATCAACGATTTGAATCTTAACTCCAACTTTAGCAGCATCTTCTTCCCAATCACCGCTATCTCTTTTCTTCGCTGTCGTTATGACATATAACTTTTTGCTTGAGTGGTGGTTTTTATAAAAAACAAGAGAAGTGATAGTTTTACCACTACCAACTCCTCCGTTTAATATCGAACCTGATTTAATTTTCCGCAGTGCTTCGTCTTGATGCGGATAAAGTTTATAAGCCATACTTCGCTTGGAAGGCGTCTGTTACAATTGTGAAATACCCAGATTTTAAATACGCCTTAATCCCAGTGTTCCTGTTTACAGTCCATGTATAAGGTCTAAGTACTAAGTCGACATTTTCAATCTCTGCCCAATCTAACATAGAGGCTTCCTCTCCAGATAGCTTTGTAGGAGAACCATTTGAAATTAAGAACACGTTTGCTGGGTAGTTATCAAAACTTACCGTTACTGGTAAATATGGGTCACGAGATGGTTCATCTGGGTCAACCCTGTCGGAACTCTCTCTAGGGAATTTAACATTCCAACCCTCAGCTGCTAACGCTTCTGCAAATGCTCTATCTTCTAAGAATACTACAAAGTTACGATCCCCACTCTTGTTATACTGTCCTTCTCTTCCCTCGAAGTTTCTGAATCCAATTCTCACGTTTTCTAAAGATAAAGGTTTTACTGCCATTGTACAATTCCTCCAATTGTATGATAGTTTTTTAAAAAGAAAAAAGAGAAGATGTTGTTATGGAATCGAACCATACCTCACTTAACTTTAAGTGTGTTCCCGTGAACTCCAACTTTCCTCTCTATAATACACTGTGTTTTTTTTGCGAATTACTAAATTTTTACAACTTCAAGTGCTGAGATATCTCTAACTGCAAAATCTCTCAATCCCATCTTATCCAAATCGAATGCTTTCATAAAACATTGGTAATCTGGATGGTACTCGGTCTTACCAAAGAAGAACCCTTTTACAACGGCTTTTCTTCTCGACAGTTCACCTTTCCAGTTTTCATACATAAATATAATTAAAGTATCTTCTTCAACTTCTTCATAAAACTGGTTCATCATTATTCCTCCTTAAAACGGTAAGTCATCTTCTTCTAAGTCAATAGTCTTACCACTGTTGTCAACTAGATAGTTCATCAAAGGGTCACCATATGGGTCTGCGTTTCCAGTTACTGTGTATACTTCAGCGATACACTTATAATCATTAAGCTCACATTGAATTTGTTCTTTGTCTATCTCAGGTTTGTCAAGCATTATAGAAATGTCGCCAACTTTGGAAATTGCTTCAATCGCTTTCTCGACTAAATCTTTATAGTAAGTCATATCTAAATCTTTATGACCTGACCAATCCTTAGATAGTTTCCACTTGAATCCTTTTGTTCCAGAGATAGAACCTTTCTTTTCATTCGCAACACGGAACATCTCTTCACCAGTCTCGCTTGCATAAACTTCGGCTAGGCGTCCAATGAATTTCTCTCCGAGGAACACAGAAGCATTCTTGACTTCCTTAGTGACGAAGAAGTCTGATTTAGTAAGAGGCTCTTTGGAGAATAGAGTTTTGAAAACGTATGGGTCTGCGAACTGTGCTCCAGTAGCGTGCCACTCTCCATCCATGTCTTGACAAATATACGTAGACTTGTTAACAAGGGCGAGTCTCTTATAAGTGTCTTCGTGTTCAAACGTATAACCGTATTGCTTACCATAGTCGAATACAAAGTCAAGGATTTCTTGGTCAGCATTAGGAATCTTAATGGAATCCGTCTTAATGTGAGCAACTGTATAACCTCTCTTCTGAACTTCGTGTTTTAAGTTGATCATGAATAACGCTCCACGCTTAGCAACGATGTTATCATTGTTGTCAGGGTGACGGAACTGGTTCTCGAATCCAGCACTTGTTAAACCATAGACAGAGTTGATTGGTGTCTTCAAGGCGTCAGATAATTCCTTCGCTGCTTTCTCATCATTTAGATAAGGAGCTAGTCGACCACCAAATCGTTTACGAGCGGTTTCATAATCTTTACGTTTAACATCTAAACGAACATTTAGAATATCCTCATAGTTCTTAGTGTACTCACCAAACATGTTCATCTCGATAGCTGATGTTGGGTGCATTGATGCAATATCAAGTAGTGCAACGTTCTCATAGACACCAGGCTCTGCGTAAACGTAACCACCTTCACCAGGGTCTTCACCACGATACTCAGATTTACCGAATGCGTACTTGTATCCAGGGAATGTCTTAGAAAGGTCAGTATACTCAAGAGATCCCATTGTCTCACGCTTAGACTTACCTTCGAAGATGATTGCCGCTGTCTGTTGGTTAGATGTGGAGTTCATGCTTAATCCAGAAATCTCAGATAAGATTCGTCGAGCAGTGTAATCGGAATATGTTGCATCGAATACAGCTTCAGTAGCGTCTACGTCATTACCACAATATTCAGCGGCACGTTCCCAGTATTC